AGATTGGCTTCGCTTCTTTCTGTTGTTTTTTTCAGTTACAGATCGACTTTAGCCATCACACGAACCGCGGCACAACCCTTCGGCGTTCTGATCAGAATTTCAGGATCATGCAGAAGCTGTGCGTATTTTGCAATCATCACATCTGGCAAATCTGCGAAATCCTCATCTCCGAGTCCGCAGATGAAGAAGGTGCCAAAGATGGCTACTTCTGGAGCAATCAGACGATTAAACTCCGATTCCTTGAGAAGCGCTTCTTCATCGCAGACTACAGCAACGGGATCGTCCCAGGGGTAAATTGCCTGAATGTATCCACCAACAGTTGCCTGCAGGCTGCTGAGTTCAGGTGAAATGTGAGCAGTTCTCGGATTCTTTCCGGGTTCAACAATCAATACCTTCATCGTCATTCCTCCTTGTAATCGGGACTGAAAACGTTGTCGATCCTGTCCTCCCAAAGCAGATGCCCTCGCTCGCTGTATCGCTGAATGAGCATCTTTGCACCAGGTAAAACAGTGGTCAGGGTATAGCCTTCACGCAAACGAACGACCATACAACGCTCGGTGTTGACAGTCACAACATGCGCTCCCTCGGGCAACTTCAGAATTTCCTTGTATGTCATGTGCAGACTCCTTTCCGTTTGGGGTAGTGACATATACGCTCTGATTGAGGTTAAAAGCAAGTCCTGTCTGACAGAATTATCAGTCTTTTTTGTAGAACTGTGTTTCGTACCCATCAGCGCGAAGAATCAGCCCCTCGGCCCAGGGCGGAGTTCGGCCCATTTGTTCACAGACTGCATCAAGGGATACCTTCGGATCAGCTTCGATGATGATCTCATCATGTACATGTGCAACGATGTTGCAGCAGTGCAGCGTCTTCATGGCGTAGCAAAGAATATCGCGGCTCAGTGCCTGAACAATGTTTTCCACGAATTTCGGACCGTAGCTTTCAAGCCGCTCCCATTTCTTTGTGCCGCCGACGCCTTCATAGGTAACTGACTCACCGCCGAAGCGGTTTTCACCAATGCGGGGTTTTACGTAGGCAAGACGGCGCCCGGAAGGCAAGCAAATGAACATGAAGCCGCTTTCGTAAACAAAGCGGATGCCGTGAGCCTCAGTCGGAATCTTCTTTGCTACAGTTGTCTTGACTGCCTTGTCGATATCCCACCAAAGCTGTGTAATGTGCGGATTGGCTGAGCGCCAGGCATCGACTAGCGGTTTCAGTTCCTCCTCAGGGATCCCCATTTCCAGCGCACCCATCGCCTTGAGGGCACCGACGGATCCGCCGTAGCCAAGGGCAAGCTCTGCGATCTTACCTTTCTGACGAAGATGACCATTGACACCATGTTTTTCAACGGGGACATGGAACATCTGGCTTGCGCTGGCACAATAGATGTCACCGCCATTTCTAAAAACATCAAGCCGCCATTGTTCTCCGGCCAGCCATGCAATTACACGGGCTTCGATTGCAGAAAAGTCTGCAACGATGAATTTGCCGCCCTGGTACGGGATGAATGCTGTACGAATCAGCTCGGAAAGGACATCTGGCACAGAATCATACAGAAGCTGCATGGAGTCATAGGCACCGCACCTGACAAGGCTGCGTGCTTCTTCCAGATCGCTCATGTGGTTCTGAGGTAGATTCTGCAACTGGACGAGGCGTCCGGCAAAGCGCCCGGTGCGGTTCGCTCCGTAGAACATGAACATGCCATGCGCACGCCCGTCTTTACAGACACAGTTCTGCATGGCCTGATACTTTTTGACAGAGCTTTTTGCCAGCTGCTGCCGGAGAAGGAGCGCTTCCTGCAGATCGGGTGGAGCATCCTTGAGCATGGCAGCAACTTCCTTCTTGCCGAGAGATTCGATCTCCATGCCATGTTCTGCAAGCCATTCTTTCATTTGGGCAACTGAGTTCGGATTCTTTAAGGCAGTCAGTGAGCGCATTCTGCTATTCAATTCGGCCGTAGAGAGGCCGTCGAACATGATTGCATTTTCTACGAACTGCATATCCAGTCGGATTCCGCGATCATTGATTTCCTGATCAAGATGGTATTCGTCCCAGACATGGTCGGGAACTGGGAACCTGGCCAGCTTTGCCTGAATGGACATTTCCGTTTCTACGTCCCGCAGGTTATAGGACTTGAATGTTTCCCATTTTTCTGGCGCATGGTGCGGCAAATTCCGTGTGCGCCCTCCGTTGGCTTTCGTGGGCAGGCAAGGCTGACAGAAATACTTGATCAGGTCCTTGCCTTCTTCAAGCTTCTGCTTATCCAGCTGAAGTACAGCGCCAACACCGGCAAGCGAAAGCGGCAAACCAAGATAGGCGGACCATACCATGGAACATCGCCACTGCTGCGGTTCCAGATATGTGCCCGAGGGAAAGCCAAGGAATCGCGACAGGCAGATACGTTCGAAGTTTGCATTGAACGCCCACTTGATAACAGAAGGATCGGTCAGGGCAGAAAGGATGTCAGCGGGAATACGCTCACCACATCTTAGATCAACAAGCTGAGGCGGAGCTGCATCTACACTGTAAGCAAAAAGCAGAATTTCAAAATCAGGGGCTTCACAATAGCGGTAAACGCCCGTCTTGCTGATGTTGGCGCTGCTGTATGTTTCAAGGTCTATAGATAGAGTCTTCATATGCACACTCCTTATGAAACAAGGCGGCAGATTGCTCCGCCGCCCGTTTCGTTTAGTTGTCAGGACAGAAAGTCATCATCGGCAAGGGTTTCGAACTCGGCGGAGGCGTTGGTACGACCGCCCAGAGGTTCACCGTCGCGGACCTTCTGAATATTGCCGAGGCCACAGGCGATGCCTCTGTTGCCATTGGTGTTGAAGGCGTAGAAGCTCAGAGATACATTGGCGTACACTCCGGAATATACCTCACTTCGGTCGAGGATCGGGCGTACGCTCTTATCCACGATCTGGGGTGCGGTCTTACTGTTGGCGTTGATGAAATAGCAGCCGGCATAGTTGTCATCGTCGCGCTCGGTATCGCCATCGCGCAGGGGCAGCTTCAGAGCGCCCTTCGGGGGAACCTTACCTCCGAACTTGCCGATACCTTCCTTGATGGCACAGTCGATGGCTGCGTTGATGGCATTGACTGTCTCAGTGTCGGTCTTGGGGATGATGATGGAACAGCTGTACTTGGGGTCGCCGCCATTGATGGACTTGGGTTCCCAGACGTTGGCATAGGAAAGACGGACGACACCGGTGACGACTCTGTTGTTATTCTGCTTTGCCATATTTCTTAATCCTCCTGAATTTCATTAAAGTCGATGTTTGCTTTTGTCATGGCAGGACGTTTGTCTGTTATTGGGACGAGTGTGGGCTTGCCTGCAGGCTTGATAATCAACCCGCTGAGAACCTCGGCGAATTCCTGTTTGCCCATGAGCTTCTCCATCTCTGTGATGGGCAGAAGTGTTTTTCTGAAGATATCGTGGTAACCTGCAGCATTGGCAGCTTCGATGACAGCCTCCTCATCGGAGTACTTGCGTACGGATCGGCCTTCAACTACCTTGTAACCGTGCCACTGCTTGCCGTGATTGAGGGCTGCGTCCTGAGCATAGGACTTGATCTCATCTGCCCATCGGGTGAGATCATCCAGCTTGCCGAGGATTTCCTCGATTTCCGCATCCGTGAGCAAAGGCGGCTGTGCGAATTCATACTGAGCCAGTGCCAGCTTTTCTTCGGCCCGGGCGCGGCATTTTACCGCAGCCTTGCAGAAGGTACACCAGGGACCGGGCATGTATTCACCTTTCCCGTCAAAGGCAAGCTTGGCTTTGGGCACAAGCTCATTCTCTGCCCAGGACAGCAGATTGGAAACAGTGATCGTCCAGGTGCTGATATTCTCGCGGCGGGGCTGGTAGATGGTCATTGCAACATCCTCGATATCGTAGAGGGTATCGTAGATGCGCAAGGCACCCAGCGCATAGAGCATCATCTGAGGATTCTGCTCTGCTTCGACAAGCACCCCCTGACCATATTTGAAGTCGATGATATGCAGGGTTTTATCTGCAATGATGATGCAGTCGCCAGTGCCAAAGCCGTGCGGCACATAGCAGGAAAAATCAAGGCGTTGCTCGATGTTGATGATGGGATCTGCGCAGTGTTCCTTTGCCTGGGCGATGGTTTCCAGTACAAACTGAACGTAGTTGTCGGTATGAGTGTCCATTTCCTCACAGTCGTACTTGGAAATGGGTTTTCGGGACTGCCTCTTCAATGCCCGGCGAAGCTTGTGTTCACACAAGGCGTGTGCAGCTGTACCCTCAGCGGCGGCTTCTGTTTCCCGATCTTCGAACTCTTGCTCAAGACGGGCAGAAGGGCTGCAATTCAGCCAGCGGTGCGAAGAGGATGCCGATAGAACGGCATGCTTGGAAGGCGGCATCAGAACACCTCCGCTTCGGCGATCAGCGCCGCATAGTGTGCGGGATCGATGCGAGAGAGTTTGTCCGCACCATACTTGCGAAGCAAAGCCTGCACCTTCGACGTGTGTCCTTCGGCAGACTTACGGGCGAGAACAGCACGGACATCTTCAAGCTTAATCGGCTTTTCAGTTACCGGGGATTCCTCGGCAGCTGCCTGCTTATCAGGCGAACAGAACAGTTCGCGCAGATTAGCCGATACAGCGATAAGGGTTTCGCCGCACCTGTGCAGCTCGGCAACTACCGCTTCCAGTTCGGCCATTTTGCTCATTTTCGTTACCTCCTTTGACATTTTCCTGATCAGCCAATTTTGCCAGATTACATGCCAGACGCTTCGATACATCGGAGATTTCCATCAGAATGGCAATGGCCTCTGCCGGGTCTACGTTGCGCTGGCAATAGTTGCGCATGTTTTCCATGTTCTTACCTCCATTCCGAGGATGATTGCTTTAGCCCCTCATATCCTTTGGTAAGAAGAGGGGCCATTTGAACGAAGCAAATGAGAAATTCTGAAAATTTATCTCAGAAGATCCTCGATTTCTTCGCGATGCGCCCGAATATAGTCGTCCATCTTCCTGATACGGTAGTTGAGCGTGCTCTGTGCCTTGATTCCCAGGGCTTGTGCGATTTCGCGTTCGGAGAAATGGTTGGCCCGCATCTGGAATACACGAGCGCCATTAGGGATCAATTGATCCAGCTGCTGGTAAAGCTGTTCAAGCAAAAGCTGATCTGAGACGATATCCTCAACCAGAGGATTAGTGTCAATGAACTCAGCGTTTTTGTCGTTAGCGTGATCTTCCATAAGTTCATTCAACGAAATATTGCGGTGACCGCTAGTACGCCAACCGCAGGTGTTGCAATCTCCCTTGCAATAGCGATAATCACTCTGTCCGCACTCGCCATCCCGCCGGGCGCGATTGCGTTCTTTGTCTTTCCAATGATTTACAATCTGATAGATCTCTTCGGTAACGGGGATCAGTTCACGGTTGACTTTGATATAGCGCTGCTTCATCGTTTTTCTCCTTTTCGGTCGAGCCGAACGGAGAAAAACAGGCAAAATGGAACAGCAAATAAGCTGACAGACGGTGCGACGAT